CTCGCAACGTCACGATCACCTCTGCTGGCGACGATCAGTTGGTGACATTTACTGTCACCGGCACGGACGAGACGGGCGCTGCACAGACTGAAGTCATTACAGGTGCAGATACCGACACAGCCGTGGGCACTGCCTACTTCAGCACGGTTACTCAGATTGCTGCGAGCGCAGCAACGGCTGGCGACGTGTCTGCTGGGTCTGGTTCGGCTATCGCTGCGCCGGTGTTCCGTGGACCGCTACGCCTGCGTGGTATCTATGTCGTCAACTCCGCTACGGCTGGAGTCGTGACCTTCCGTGAGGGGTCTGCGACGGGCAGGATTCGCATGCCGTACAGCACGACTGGCGAAGACAAAGCGACCGAGTACCCGTCGATCCCTGACTACGGCATCCGGCATGACGGCGGTGGCTACGCACTGTTCGCGCAGAACGTGCTCAACTCCATGACGCTGTTCTATAGCTGAGGGGCGCACCATGAGACGCAGGTTTGCTGCTGGTGGACGAGTCGACAAGGGGTCAATGGCATGCAACAAGCCAAAACGTACACCCGGACATCCCAAAAAATCTCACGTCGTGAAAGCGTGCGAAGGCGGAAAAGAAAAGGTGATCCGTTTTGGCGAGCAAGGCGCAGAAACAGCGGGCAAGCCGAAAGCCGGAGAGTCGGATCGCATGAAGAAGAAACGAGCTAGTTTCAAAGCTAGGCATGCGCGAAACATCGCAAAAGGTAAGATGTCAGCAGCTTACTGGGCGGACAAGGCGAAGTGGTGACGAATGCCAGCAAAAAGTGAGAAACAACGCAAATTCATGGCAGCAGTAGCAAACAACCCCAAGTTTGCCAAGCAAGTAGGTGTACCTCAATCAGTTGGAGAAGAGTTCATGAAACCGAAGAAGATGATGGGCGGCGGTATGGCTAAGAAGTATCAGGCTGGCGGCATGGCGGAAGAAATGCCGATGGAAATGAAGAAGCGCATGAAGAAGTCTGCCATGAGCAAAAAGCCGATGATGGACGACATGCCCAAGATGAAGTCTGGCGGCAAGGTGCGCGGCTGCGGTATGGCGAAGAAAGGCACCAAGGGTGCCAAGATGGTGAAGATGTAAATGCGCTGCTACTACCGGGGTGGCAAGGTCAAGAGTCGTGTGAATGAGGCAGGTAACTATACGAAGCCTGCCTTGCGCAAACGCATCTTTGACCAAGTGAAAGCTTCTGACAAAGGCGGTAAGCCGGGTCAGTGGTCAGCCCGTAAAGCACAGATGGTTGCGCAGAAGTACAAGGCTGCTGGCGGGGGATACCGCGACTGATGGCTAAGAAACCCGCACAGCAGTCTTTGGACAAGTGGACGAAAGAAGAGTGGGGTACCCGCTCGGGTAAACCCTCTACGCAAGGTCCAAAGGCAACGGGTGAACGCTACTTGCCTAAAAAAGCGCGGGAGTCGTTGAGTCCGCAAGAGTATGCGGCAACGACAAGAGCGAAGCGCAAAGGAACGAAAGCAGGTAAGCAGTTCGTCAAGCAGCCGAAGAAGATCGCGGAAAAGACCGCCAAGTTCAGGAAATAGCCATGACGACATCGGGCACGACAGCGTTCTCTATGGACTTCACCGACATTGCGGAGGAAGCGTGGGAGCGTGCTGGTCGGGAAATGCGTTCTGGGTACGACCTGCGCACTGCGCGGCGTTCCATGAATCTCATGATGATCGAGTGGCAGAACCGTGGCATCAACCTCTGGACGATCGACGAAGGCTCTGTGTCGCTCGTAGCAGGCACCTCTGAGTATGACTTGCCTGCCGATACCATTGACTTGCTGGATCAGGTGATTCGCACCGGTGCAGGAAACGTGGCTACGCAGTCCGACCTGACCATCAGCCGGATCAGTTCCAGTACCTACTCGTCCATACCCAATAAGCTGTCTCAGGGGCGTCCGATCCAAGTATGGATTCGCAGACTGCGCGACAACCCTAAAATTGTTGTATGGCCTGTCCCTGATACAAATCAGTACGTGTTTCGGTATTGGCGCATGCGGCGCATACAGGACGCTGGGAACGGTATCGAGACGCCTGACGTGGTGTTCAGATTCCTGCCGTGTCTCGTTGCAGGGCTTGCATACTACATCGCCATGAAGGTACCGGAACTGACAGACCGGGTGCAGTTGTTGAAAGCTGAGTACGAAGCGCAGTTCCAGCTTGCAGCCGAAGAAGACCGTGAGAAAGCCCCAGCGCGGTTTGTTCCGCGCATAGCGAGGGTCTGATGGCGACGCGGTTCGCTTCTGGCAAGAAAGCCAACGCGCTCTGCGATGTGTGCGGGTTCCCGTACAAACTGCGGGAACTGCGGAATCTGATCGTGAAGGGGCGCGACACAAACGTCAAAGCGTGCCCTGAATGCTGGAACCCGGATCACCCGCAGCTACATTTAGGCGAGTTCCCGGTACACGATCCGCAAGCACTGCGCAATCCGCGCCCAGACTTCGCGGAGTTGGCGACAAGTAGGGCACTGATTCAGCCCGTCCAGCCGGTTGTCAGTACAGCGTTCGTAGGACAGGTTATAGTAGTCATAACGTAGGAGATCGAGACATGGCATCAAGTTGCGGTAAGCGTATGAAGAAGGGTGGCATGGTCAGTAAGCCTAAGAAGAAGGGCATCAAGGTGCGTGGCACCGGTGCAGCGACTAAGGGCACGATGGCACGAGGACCGATGGCGTAATGAACTACGCGGACCTGAAAACCAACATACAAGACATCTGCGAAACGTCATTCACAGACGCGCAGCTTGCTATGTTTACGCAACAAGCGGAGCAGACCATCTACAATACGGTCCAGATTCCCGCACTGCGTAAAAACGTGACAGGTTCGCTTACGTCTGGGAACAAGTACCTCGCAGCCCCTTCTGACTTCCTGTACAGCTACAGCCTTGCGGTTGTTGACGGAGATGGCGCATACCACTTCCTGATCAACAAGGATGTGAACTTCATCCGGGAAGCCTACCCAGTTCCGTCTGCGACCGGACTTCCCAAGCACTACGCCTATTTCGACGATGATACTTTTATCGTTGGACCCACGCCGGATGCGTCGTATTCGTCAGAACTCCATTACGGGTACTACCCGGAGTCTATCGTAACGGCGGGTACGACGTGGCTTGGTGACGAGTTTGATTCTGCTCTCTTGAACGGTGCGCTGGTACAGGCAATCCGGTTTATGAAAGGTGAGCAGGACGTAGTGAACATGTATGAGAAGTTGTACGTACAAGCAATCCAGTTGCTCAAGGTGCTTGGCGACGGTAAGTTGCGCGAAGATGCGTACAGATCAGGGCAAGCGCGTGTAGCGGTAACATAAGGGGTTTGGCATGGCAATTACACAGGCAATTTGCACTTCGTTCAAAAAGGCGCTGCTCGACGGTGAAATGGATTTCAGCAGTGACACGGGGCAGACTTATAAGATCGCGCTGTATACCTCCAGCGCGTCGTTGGATGCGTCGACGACTGCGTATACCACGTCCAACGAAGTGACCGGTACCGGGTACACCGCTGGGGGTAACTCGTTGAGCGTCGTGGCTCCTACGACTTCCGGCACAACAGCGTTCATCGACTTTGCAGATACCACATGGGCAGCGGCGACGATCACTGCGCGTGGCGCGTTGATCTATCAAAATGGTGGGTCGAATCCTGCTGTAGCGGTTTTGGATTTCGGGTCGGATAAGACTTCGACCAACGGCGATTTCACGATCCAGTTCCCAACCGCTGATGCTTCCAACGCGATTATCCGGCTGGCATAACCATGCCTTCGTCCACGACGTATATCGGCTGGGGACGAGCCGCTTGGGGTGAAGGCTCTTGGGGGCTGGATATCACCGAGGTATACGTCGACGGGCAGGCAGCTACGCTGACCGCAGGGGATGCGGCGGTAGCCGCAGGCGCTACCGCGCTCCTTACCGGACAATCCGTTACGCTGACCGAAGGCACTGCCGTTGTCACGGCGGAAGCCGTTGTACTTCCCACAGGGCAATCCGCTACGCTGACCGCAGGTGATGTAACCATCGCCGCAGGTGCAGTTGTGTTGCCCACAGGGCAATCCGCTACGCTGACCGCAGGCACAGCCGTTGTCGCAGCAGGCGCTACCGCGCTCCCTACGGGACAGGCAGTTACCGCAAGCAGCGGTACTGCTGTTGTCGCCGCAGGCGCAGTTATCCTGCCCACTGGGCAGGCAACTACCGCAAGCAGCGGCACAGCCGTTATCACGGCAGAAGCCGTTATCCTGCCCACTGGACAGGCAGCTACGCTGACCGCAGGCACAGCCGTTGTCGCAGGAGAAGCCTTTGTATTACTTTCTGGTAACACAATACAAACCTCACTGCAAGGTGTTATAGTTTCTTCAGATGCAGTGGTGCTACCTTTAGGACAGGCGATAACGAGCGCAGAGGGTGTAGTGCTTGTTTGGGGGCAGATCGACGATGGGCAAACTCCGAACTGGCAAGCAATCGACGACGGGCAGACGCCGGGATGGGGCGCAATAACCGATGGGCAAACTCCGAACTGGCAGGTAGTCGGTAACGGGCAAACTCCCGGATGGAATACCCAAAGCACTACACAGACACCAAATTGGACAGACGTAACCGTATGAGGTTAGGTAGATGACGCAATACACCACAATCTTGAAATTAGCGCTCCCAGTACAAGGCACGTTGACGGGTTCATGGGGCGATGTCGTAAACGACAACATCACTTCGATGGTGGAAGAAGCGATTGCTGGGCGTGCGGTCATCAACACGTGGTCAACAAACTCTCATACGCTTAGCACTGCCGATGGTCTTACATCGGAATCCCGATGTGCCATGCTGGAGTTCACGGATACGGGCACTGCGCTGACAGGTGCTGGCGAGGTCATCTGCCCTACAGCCTCGAAAATTTACATCTGCAAGAACGACGCAGGGCAGCAGATCACCATCAAGACCTCAGCAGGTACGGGTGTTGCGATTCCTGATGGTACGACGATGTTTGTATTCTGCGATGGTACCAACGTCGTAGAAGCCATAACGAATTTTGACACGCTCAAGGTCGATGGATACACCATCTCGCTTGGCGGTGCGCTGACGACCGGTGGAGCGTTCACAACTTCCGGTGCCCATGCTGTGACGATCACTGCAACGGGTACGACCAATGTCACGGTGCCCACGACGGGTACGCTGGCAACGCTGGCAGGGACTGAGACGTTTACCAATAAGACGCTGACCAGTCCGACGATCAGCGGCGGGACGATTGACAATGCCACCATTGGTGGTAGCACGCCTGCTGCTGGGTCGTTCACGACTGCTACAGCCACGACGGGTAACATCACCACGGTCAATGCTACAACGGTCGATACGACCAACGTTGAAGTCACAAACATCAAAGCGAAAGACGGTACGGCGTCTGCGACGATTGCCGACAGCACAGGTGTGATGACGATTGCGGCATCTGTACTGACCACGACGGACATCAACGCCGGTACGATTGATAATACGCCTGTAGGCGGTAGCACA